ACGTACAAGTCAATCACGTTGACTAGGTTGCGTCCTTGTGCGATCTCACGGTTACGTCCAGAAGCCGCTGCAAAGCTTGCAACGATCTGAGCGTCAGCTGGTTTGATCATTAGAACTGATGGATCAGAACCATTATTGAAACAGTCTTCACCAAGTTCTAGGACTTTTGCCTCTGTTAGGGCGTCAGTTGCGTTGGCACCAGCGTCGACAGATGTTGAGATCTGTTGTGTCGCTGAGTCCATCTCACGCGCTACTGAGCTTGAGCCAGTTGCTTTTGCGTTGTCGACACCGACATAAGCACGTTCTAGGTCGCGCTTAATTTCTTTTAGTGCCTTACCAAGTTGGTCATTAGTGTTCGCCTAAGGTCGTTATTTCTTAGACCGTCTTTCGACTGCTTATGCTTTCACATAAGATCAGACTATGTCATGTCAGTTAGTCACTGACCGATGCGCTTCCACTCACTTGAGTGTACTTCCTTACGGAATAGTCGTTGCACGTTCCTCTTGCGAGGCTTCGCTCAAAGTTACCATATCTTTCGACTTAGGCTTCCTCTGAATTCACATCGTTTATACTACGCTACCATCTTTAACGCAGTTTCCTTCGCACGACCATATGTTGCAATAGCATCAGCTGTTGCAGACACCTGAAAGGCTTTGTTTAGGATTTGGCAATTCTGAGTACGCTCTACAGCATCTGTGAGAGTTGCCATAGTTGCATCCGCGCCTTCTACCTGTGCGTTGTTAGCGGCGGCTGCAAGTGAGTCTTCTAACCAACTAAATGTACGCGCAGAGACTTTTTCTGAACGCATCATTGTAAACATTGGCGTATCGGTTGGTGTAATATCTGAGATAATGTCCGATACGTCTTCTTTCTTACCAACCTGATCGTAAGTTGTATATGTAGCCATTTTGGTTACATCCTTCTGATTTTAAGAGTTGAGTGCTATCGCTCCCAACGTGACATCAGAGCATCAGCGATATCCTCTAGGTCACCAGCACGACTTGAGTTGGACCTAAGTCTTTTCTGTGCATCTTTTTGACGCTGGACCTTGAGGTCAACGTCAGACTTTGGTGCTTTCTTAGACTTTAATACCCTACGTGTGCCTTCTTTTGTCTTGATCACTTTGGCCTTCGCTTTCTTAGTTTCTGCGGTGGCCTTAGTCTGATCAAACAAACGTGCCTTGTTGAGGATCATGATGACTTGTGGGTCAACATATTGATCTACTTGTTCCTGGGGTAACCCCTGGCTGACTGCGTATGAACGTATGTTGTTGTATAGTTCATCACCCCAGTTGGGCAGTTGTTCTGAGAGTACCTTCACACAGTTCTGTGCCGCCTCTTGCACTTGCTTTTGTTGTTGTACTTGGGCGTCCTTGTAGAATGCGTCAGCTTCCTCTCGTAGGAACTTGAAATCTTTCTCGGCTTCTTGGGCTTCACGACGTAATGCAGCAAAATCCTCAGTGGACATCTGTCGGCTTGCGACTAGCATGTCTACCTCGGCATATGGCTTCATACGCGCTTCAGCACGTTCCAGTAGCTTTCGATAGCTGATGTCTGCCTTAGCCAAAGCATCTTCTGCTTCTTTACGTTTGGCAGCTGTTTCTTGAGACTTACGGGTCAATGATGCTTCTTGACCATATAGGCGTTTAAGATCTTTTAAGGATGCCTGTTTTGCTTTTCCATCGACTTGTATCTCAACCAGAGTATCATCAGACAACTCAACTTCCGTTTCATCATCTTCTTCATCTGTCTCTGTTTGATCTGCGTCTTCAAGATCATCACTTTCAGGGTCCTCTTCAGTACCTTCTACTTCCTCAAGGTCTTCATCATCATCTAGTGTATCTGACATCTCTTCGTCTGTCTCGTCGACAAGTGAGTCGTCAGTCGCCTCTAGCTCTTCGTTCTCTTCAGATAGGTTCTCACCGTCTGACCAACGATCTAGAATGGCTTCAGAGGCATCAAACATATCGTCTAATCCTCGGGATTGAGTAGCTTCTGCTTGGACGTTGTTCATGGTCCTATGCTTCCTCTTCGCTTGTGTCGCGCTTTGTCAGCACCTCGTCACGCACGGCGACTTGCTGCTTTAGTGTGTTCACCACGTCGACTAGGGCGCGATAGTGGTAATAAGTGATCGAGCGTTCTTTGTTCTCTTCTGGTTTCGAGTTCACAAAGTTCTGGAACGTCTGTTCCACTAGCTTGTTGACCACATTGTTAAACGCTGGGGACTTGAGTAATAACTCTGCATCCTCACCGTGCTGAATGAGTTCTTGTTCAGTCATGCTGCTCTCTTTTGGTTGGGGGCCTGGGAGACGCTAAGGTCTACCCAGTTGGTGAAGCGATTGCGCGGACGTCGTCTGCGGTTCTCGCAATCTCTAGTTCGGCTTTGTCGACAAACTGCTTGTGTTCCAGTTGTGCCTCTTTCAGATCCATATTGTCTGACTGGATTGCAAAGCCCTGCTGTGCCTTCATTTGCTCTAGCTGTAGTTTCATCTGTGCAACCTGGGCATCTATTTGAGCTTTCATTTCTGCAACCTGAGTTTGACGCTCTTGCAATTCCATCTGCTTTTGTTGCATCTGCATTGCCATTTCTTGTGCAGGATCTGGTTTCTGCTCTGGCAGTTCTGTTGGCGGCGTCAGGTAGTCTTTGACATTCTTGATGCCATTATATTCCATGACGTGCGACATTAGCTTGTATTGGTTTTCTGGCATGTACATTGATGCCAGAGTTGGGTCCTGAGACATCAAACTGTGAAGTGCTAGAAACTTCTGAGCTTCTTGCTCTTGCTCACCGTATCCTAGGTGTAGCTCTACCGTGACATCACGCTTGGCGCCCCACGCACTTGGGCTAACTTCAACGTAGTCACCAGCTATCTCAACAATCTTAGCTTGTATTTCATTTTCAACCACTAACTGGTAAATCATTTGATACAGGGGCTTTAGAAAGCCATTTGCAAAGTTTCGCGCAATAATCTTTTGACGCTGCTGGGACATAGTCGCCAGTTGCTCAACCATCGCTGCTGAGTTCTGCTTACTGATTGCATCCTTGTTAAGACCTTGAGAGAGACGAGAGACGCCAGTTGTGTCTTCTTTGTCCTCGTCCAACATCTGTATCGTCTGGAATATGAATGGATTGAGAGGTGCCTGAGGCATTGGGTTGATTGCGTCTGGTCTAGAAACATTGACAATGCCCCCGACGCGATTGTCGATCAACTCGCGTGGGTTGGTTAGACCACCTTTGACCACTGTGTAGCGTGGGTTATTTGTGATCATGGCATGATCTAAAATCGAGCGTGTTAAAACTGTTCGGGCGGTTTGAATTGGTACAACTTTAGACGCAAAGTTTGAACCAAAGAAGGCATGTGGGATTGGAATTGGAACAAATGGGATGAATGGTTTGTAGCGGCACTTTTCTTTGTCTAAAATAACATTACCAGCTTTAATCACCTTGTAGGTTTCAGCGACCCCAGTACCATCAATATCAATGTCAATGTAAAGCTCATAAACAGTGATACTTCTAACTTGATCTTGGAAACCCTTAGCGTTGAAACCTCGGTCTTGCCCAATCTCTTCATGACGTGCCAGGACTTCTGGATCGGTTTCCATTTCGACGTCTTCGTGATCTCCAATTTTAGATATAAGTTTCTCATCATAACCAGCCTCGCGTAGCTCAGAAATTGTCTTGGTGGTTCGATGCCCAGTGAATGCTGCCATCTCTAATGAGCGACATTGTGGTTCGATAATAAACTCTTCAGGAGCAATGGCTTCAATAGCTACCTGACTAACGTCCTGGTAAATACGGAGATCACCTGAGTATAGGCCCAGTTCATCTTGCTCAACGTCTTCAATCTCGACGTTATCCTGAGCAACAACCTGATCAAACTCTTCTTCAGTCAAATCCTGAATTGTCTCTAGGTAGCTTTCCTCGCGCTCATCCCAGTAAACCTTACAAAGACCAGCACGAGCAATCAGGCCGTCGTGGATGACAGACTGCATGACCTCGAATAGGTTGTTCTGGCGGTTCGCCACGTAGTCACAGTAGGCTGTAGCGATCTCAGCGATGCGCACGTCCTCACCAGTCTGCGCAGCAAAACGTACCGTCTTATAGCCCGTGCTAAATGTTTCTAGCAGTGCAGCCTTCATACTTTCTACGGTGTCGTAAACATCCATAGAGACATATTTAGAATTACCATCGTGTGCTGGGCGGGGGAGTGTTGCATTGTAAAAATCTACTACCCGCTTTCTTTCACGACTTATCTGTGAATCATAATACCCGATAGATCTACGGATGTTGTCATCTAAGATAGCGACGAGTTTATCATCATCGATCTTATTGTAGTTATTTTTATCCATATTGATCATACCATTTCAATGTAATAGTCATCTGCGCTTTCTATTGGTTCCCAAGCGCCCTCATGCACGTGGTTGGCTAAAGCTAGGGACATGACACAATCATCGTAGCACCCTGGTTCAGCCTCCATAGACCCACTTTCAGTCACGACGTAAGTTAGCATTTCGCGGATCGTAGTTTTGTCATTGAGTTCTATCTCGTTTTTACGGGCAGACGCTCTTAGTTCGTCGATGATTAAAGGCTTAGTTTTAGCTGTGGTGTTAAAGCCTAATTTTATGGTCTCTTTATCCGTTAGTTTGTCCACTTGAACCTCAGTAAAGAAGTTTGGGTATGCCATGTCTTTGGCTAACCTAGTGCAAGTTAAAAGACCGTGACCGTTGTTCTCGACAATAATAAATGCCGTGTTGAAGAATTGACCTAAGTGAAACAAGACATTTGCATAGTAATCTGGGTGCACATGTCCACGCCAGGTTGCGACCTGACGCTTCTTGCTGTCTAGAACTTGGGCAACACTATAGTCACCACCACGGACGCCCATCGCTACGTCAGCACCAATGACATATTGCTCCCCAGGGTTGTGACGCCTGTAAATTGTAAGCTCACCTCGGACGTTATGGAGCCACTCATCGCCCTCTAAGGCCAGGCGCTCCTGTACGTCCTGTGTAGTACCTATAGCCTCTTGTAGCTGCTCTGGATTAAACACGGGCCTACCTGTCGTTAGGAAGGCTTCTTCAGGCTCTGAGGGGTACTCTTGTTTGAACAGGTCGAGACCGTTCTGTGCGACCTTACGACGACGAAACATCAGCTGCTCGTCATCGAGGTCATACTTAGACGCAAGCTCTTCCTCGTCTGGGGTTTGCTCGAAGTTCTCTGGGACCGTCTCACGATACTCTGGGTCAGCAAACCAAGGGATGAACACAGGCACGTAGCCGTTGGTTCCCTCGACAGCACCCTTCCAGAGATCATAGAAGATCCCGCTGACACCATTGGCTGTACTCTCGACAAATATAGCGGTGCCTTTAGTATTGGGGACAGCTTGGGTCAGCGAGTTCCAGTTGTCGGCAGCGGTGGTTTTGGGCCAAAAAGCAAGTTCCGAAGCATGAACGTGGGTCAGGGTCTCGCCCCGACCAATCGCTTCGCCACCAGCAGTTGCAACGACATATGAGCTATCGAGTACGTCGAAAGATAATTCGCGCCGGGATGAATACTTAGTGTGTGGCTTCAGGATCTCCGGACAGTTCTCATGATAACGTTTTGTCATATCGAAAAGCGCGCGTGTTGAGTCACTGTGGTGGGTGATCACCATTGCCTTCGCAGCCTTACGTTGCGAGACGCTAAAGTACAGGTAGCCCCCAACGTAGGTCGATAGTCCTTGTTGCCGCGCTTTCAGTATGATCACACGGACCTTACCTTCAGTCTCTAGCTGTGCAGTAACAGCGTC